ATACGGAAGACCGTATAAAATTCAGTGTGACGACCTCAAGCCCATCATGGACTACGAGGTCGGCGACGAGGTCGAGGTGTGGTGGGAGTTGAGTCAATCGAGAATGTTACTCGCTAGGATTCGTCTCAATATTTTATTGTCCAATAGTAATAACTGAAATATGTCGGGTGGTATTACGCAACTTGTCGCGGTGGGTGCCCAGGATGCGCACCTGGTTGGTAGCCCGGAAGTTTCATTCTTCCAGTCATCTTACAAGCGCCACACGAACTTTTCAAGTGTGATTGAGCGTCAGGTGATCCAGAACACCCCGGCGGCCAACGGTCTCTCGTCGATCCGCTTTGAGCGCAAGGGCGACCTTCTTTCTTATATTTATTTGGTTAACGATAACTCCGGTACATCATCAAACATTAACTGGAGTAACGCTATTGATAAGGTCGAATTGTACATCGGAGGTCAGCTTATTGACACTCAGCACTATGAGTATTCGGCGTCCATTCATACGGACATCATGGCGAACTCGTTCTCCAAGAGTATCTACGGTCCAGGTCCAGGTGGTTCCGATCCAGAGGCTCTTTTTTATCCTTTCAAGTTCTGGTTCTGCGAGAACTGGCAGTCGGCGCTTCCTTTGATCGCCCTCCAGTACCACGATGTGGAGGTTCGCATCTATTGGGGATCCACTGTGACCAACACAATGGAGGCATGGGCTCGGTACGTCTACCTCGATTCCGATGAGCGCCGCACGATGGCTGAGAAATCTATGGACATTCTGATCCACCAGGTTCAGCGTATCCCCGCTTCTAACTCAAAGACCACGGATCTCACGTTCAACCATCCAGTCAAGTTCATTGCTTCCACGGGCTCCCATTTTAACGCGACCAACGATGTCCTTCTCCAGCTCAACGGAGTGGACGTTGGTGAGAAGAAGCCCGCGACTCCTCACTACAACCAGGTGTCTGCGTATCACCACACGCAGTTTGGTGTGAACAGTGGCGACCCGGATAGTGGTTTCGAAAGTGTTAAACTGATGATCCCCTTCTGTCTGGATGCCTCTAAGCTTCAGCCCACTGGAACGTGCAACTTCTCACGCATGGACTCGGCGATACTTCGCCTGCCCGATTCCACCGTCAACGGTGCGATCTACGCGGTCAATTACAACATCCTCAGAGTCCAGAACGGGATGGGGGGCCTGCTTTACGCGAACTAAGTGATCGAGCAGCCTTGACGGCCTTTTCTGCCTGATCCTTGGGCATAAACATGAGCCAAGCGACGGTAATCCTCTCCTGGGTGAGCGTTCCGTCCTTCTTCATAGCGGCACATGCATCTTGAAATTGCTTTACGTAGTCCATAATGAAATTTCAAGGTGTTTATTATTTAATTAGTCTTGGGAACCTTAAGCAGGGGGACATCCGCCGAGAAGCACCGGGTGATGCTGTTGGTGGGTACGGGTCCCACTCGCTGCAGATTGGTGACGGGGTTAAGAAGAGCCGGACCCATCTTGGCGATCAGCTGGCGGTACTGGTAATTGAGAGGATACGCAATACCGTTATCGGACATGATCCGATCGTTCAAGAGACTGTTGGAAGTGTGAATCGTGAAAGCGCGACCATCGGCCATACCAAGACGCTGAGACATCTTTTACTTATTCAGTAGATAAAAATCCCTGATCCTCTGGTGAAATTGTTCGCGCTGATGAACTAGGAGATCGTTTTTGACTTTGATCTCTATGTCATTTCCCTTGACTCTGGGGTCATAAAGGTTCTTGATCAAGAATTTGTATGCCATGGTCAGGTCTTTGAAGTTTTTGGCTCCCGACATCACGATGCTACCGGTCTTGAAGATGCTTACGGTCATATCGAACATCTTGGCTTTCACGGCTGAGTAGGTCTCGGGGTTAAGAGATACCTTCTTTACGTGCTTGCGATGTTTCTTGTAAAGTTCCAATAGGGCCAGTTGATCGATGCCGTGAGGCAAACGGAAGGTTGCATTGATCATCTGTGTTTCCATGGGCGACATGGGAAGGTTCTTGGTCTCGGGAAAGACCTCATCTACTATTGTTTGAATTTCTTGAATGATTTCAAGTCCTTCCATTGGCGTAGATGAACCCGTTACATGAATCTTGCCGTTAGGAAACAGTTTGACAGATCGTTTTTTTGTTTCTCCGACGTCCTTTGATAGTGTCAGTGAGTTGTTAAAGTGAGTGGTTCCCATATTCCATCCATGATTTCCGTTGACGAACTTTTCCTGGAAGGTCGCGAGGGACGTCGTGGCACCATCCCTGCCACCCATGACGGTCATCGTGGACACTCTGGGTAATGTTGGTTTGTTTCCTTTGATCTCATCGCGCGCTTTGATGATGTTCCCAAGGAACGTTCGAAAGTTTTTGGTCTCCATATTTAAAAAGAAAACGCAACTCTTCTTTAATATGAGATGTGTTCACTGTAAGAAGAAGGGTCTCGTGTACATCACCTGTTCTTGGTGTGATCTCAAGACACTATGCACCAGTTGTATTCAGTTAGAGAATCATGAGTGTCTGGGTATCCTGAATAAAATTCAGTGTACAAAAGAAACACTAAAACAACTAAACCCTAAAATTGAAAGTGAGAAAATTACAAAAATTTAACCAGCGTCAATATACTGAGGGCTATGAGGATACAAGTTGCGGTGTTTCCCGCAGCGTTGGCGACATCCATGCTCCCGATCATCCCTTCGGTTCCGGTGATAATATTATCCTTCATGGGTGCGACGACGTTTAGCCAAGGGGGTAGTGAGTAATTTCTTTCTGGATAGGCTTTGCGGTTGAGTGGGTAATCCTGGGAACCTGGTGTGCAGTAGTAGGGGGTTCTCCACCCTGCTGCGATCGTCTTCTCGCATCCTTGGCTAGGCTCGAGGTCCTGAGGCGCAATGATTCCCCCGAGTGCATCGCCTACCGGGCGAACCTCATTCGCGAGTGCCATCTGCGGCTGCTTGGACTGTGCGTAGACCGTCTTGTAGGCACCGCCCAAGGGAACGCCGGGGGTGAATTCCATTGGATCCGCGAACGGATTAATTTTGTTGAGTGAGATTCCATCATTAAGTCTCATATAGGACGACATATCCTTACTTGTTATAGAGTAGGAATAAATTCATACCGAAGTATCTTGCACATGGCTCTCCATATTATATCCTGTTGTGTGAGTTTTTCCTTGGACTTCAGTAGCGGAAAATAAGGCAAGTATTGATCCTCTCCTAGAAGTTCGCAAAACTTGTAGAGTACGTAAGGATATGATAGGAAGTTCTTGCGGTTCTTGGGGCACACATGATCAAACGGTTCCTGAATTTCATTAAACATTAGTCTAAGACGCTCTTCAAGTGCAGGTGGCATTTCCGGCGGTCTGACGCCAGTGAGAATATTCGCAATATAAGGAATGTGTTCATAGTATTTATTTTGACGCAATTTTTTCAAGAGCCCTCTGACTTTGGCGTGGGTGATCTTTGAAACTTGTTCTATGCGTTGTTTCTTGAGTTCGTATCTCAGTTGTTCGATTAGGTCGTCTGGGATGTTGGCGGTCTCCTTGCCTTGAAATTGTTGAACCCATTCATTGAAGTGATTCTGTCGTTTATACGAGTATTGTGTATTTTTTGAAATGTCCTGTTCGTCTTGATAGGACAATCTGGTGGATATGTATTTTTCACATGCGCCACAATCCAGACATACAATTTCCCCTTCATTATCATTTTCATAAACATTTGTAGAATTGCATTCATTACATCTATCTACAGATACGATATTGGTATCGATAAAGTCCGTGTCATTGGCGGTCGTTACATCGTTTTCCACTACGCGCATGTATTCCAGAAAAATATCACGCCGACAATTTTCTTCTTGGTATCTTTTTATGAATGGTGCTGACATTGTTATGTAGTTGTGCAAAGACACTTGATCATTTTCATATTCCTTGATCTTCATATTATATCTTTCAAGTAAACTCATTTAAAGAAAAATATCACTATAACTTTAAATGTATAATTTTATGGTCAAGTTG